TATACACGCTATATCGTCAGACATTGGTGACGTAGGCGACGCAACAGCTAACTTAATTGTAGCAGCTTTAATAGACGACGTGGCATAGGAGGTAAATAATGTCAGATAATAAAAAACCAAAGGGAATAGGAGTAGCAATTAAAGGGTTTGGAAGAGCTTTGGGAATAATTGATAAACCTCGTACATATGAGACTAAAGTTGCTATTCATGAAATAGATCCGGGATTTTTAAGCACAACTATAACAACAACTAAAAAATCTAAAAAAAAGGACTAACAAATGGCATCAACATACTCAAGTACTCTCAATCTCGAACTCCAAGCCAGTGGGGAAAATTCGGGAACATGGGGTACGATTACAAATAATAATTTAACTAAAATAGAATCAGCTATCAAAGGTTATGTATCTGTAGCGATTGCAAGTACAACAGACTCTTTAACAGCAACAGACGGTACAACAGCAGATGAACAAAGTAATGCAATTATCAAACTAACAGGATCACTAACAAATAATACAACAATGCAATGTGAAGCAGTGGAGAACTGGTACATTGTCGATAATGCAACAACAATGGGTACATACACTCTTGGTTTTAAACCAGCGGGTGGTACAGCAACTAACCTTGTAGCAGGATCAAAGCATATCTTATATACAGATGGTTCTACAATGTTCGACGTCTTAAATGACGCAGGAAATATCAAAGCTAACGGAACATTAACAGTAAGTGGCAACACATCTCTTGATGGTGGTACTTTTGTATTTAACGAATCATCAGCAGACCTAGACTTTAGAATAGAAGGTAACGGCGATGCAAACTTATTCTTTACTGATGCAGGTAATGACAGGATTGGTATTAAAACTGCTTCTCCTTCAACAGAATTACACGTTGTCGGCGGTGTAAAAGCCACTGGCGCGATTGACTTTGATGGTGGTGGATTTACATTCAATGACTCTGGTGCATCAGTTGATTTTAGAATAGAAACAAATACTTTAACACACGCTGTTTTTATTGATGGATCAGCAGACAAAATTGGTTTTGGAACATCAGCACCTACAAGTGGTTTTGTAAATATAGATCAAGCAAGTTCAACTGGAGCAATAGCTGTATTAACATTAGATCAAGGTGATGAAGATCAAGAATTTATTCGATTTGATGGTACAACTGCCGCTGATCAAACAAAGAGTTTAACAACAGACACAAGTGTAGGAGACTTAACAGGGCATATCAGAGTAAACATTAACGGCACAGATTTTTGGATACCATACTATGCCACTAACTAAACTACAAATAGCACCGGGTATAGATAAACAAAATACTGAATATGGTGCAGAAGGTAAATGGGTTGATTGCGACAATGTTCGTTTTCGATATGGTTTACCAGAAAAAATAGGTGGCTGGGAAAAAGTAACAAGTGATGCTCTCGTCGGCGCAACTCGAGCAATACTTACATACTCAGATCTCAAAGGTGTCAAGTACGCTATCTATGGTACGAATAAAAAACTTTACGCCTATTCAGAAAATAGTTATGCAGATATTACGCCTACGCGTTCAACAGGAAGCATAACACAATTTGCAACAACAAGCGGTTCATCAACCGTTACTGTAACAGACGCGGACCACGGAGCATTGATTGGTGACTTTGTTACTATATCTAGTGTCAGTGGTGCAGTAGGTGGTTTAACACAAGCTAACTTACAAGGTGAGTTCGAAATATTAACTGTACCAACCTCTAATACATATACTATTGAAGCACCGGCTAGTGCTTCCTCGTCCGCGACCACCGGAACAGCAACAGCAACCTATCAAATAAATACAGGAGCAGCGGTAGCACTCTTTGGTTATGGTTGGGGTGCTGGTACATGGAGTTCAAGTACATGGAATACATCAAGAGAAGGTTTGACAGGAGCAGACGGTGTTTTGTTACAATCATCAAAATGGGCACTAGATAACTGGGGTGAAGATGTATTAGCTTTACAATTTGATGGTGGTTTATTTTATTGGAACACGTCAGCAGGACTGTCTAGTAATTTAGCTTCTACAACAGAAGTATCTGGAGCGCCTACTAAATCAAGATTTATGTTGGTATCGGGTGATGATAGACATATTATTTGTCTTGGCACGGAAACAACAATAGGATCTACATCAACACAAGATAATATGTTTATACGTTGGTCTTCACAAGAATCAACTAGTGACTGGACACCAACTGCAACTAATACAGCAGGCTCACACAGACTAACAGATGGAAACCAAATACAAACAGCAGTACGATCAAGAGGTGCTGTCATGGTATGGACAGATTCTGCTTTGTACTCAATGCAGTTTATTGGTGCACCTTTTACTTTTGGATTTAAACAAATAGGTTCTAACTGTGGCGCAGTAGGAATACACGCGGCAGTTGATGTATCGGGTACATCATTCTGGATGAGTGACGAGTCGTTCTTTATGTTTGATGGTTCTGTAAAAAAGATACCTTGCACTGTACAAGATCATGTCTTTGATAATATCAATGCTAATGCAAAACAAGATGTGTTTTGTGCAGCAAATTCTGACTTTAATGAAGTCATGTGGTTCTATCCATCAAGTGGATCAGATCAAATAGATAAAGTTGTTATGTTTAACTACGCAGAGAACTTATGGTATGTTGGTACATTAGCAAGAAGTGCTTGGGCAGACAGTGGTGTATATCCTGTGCCTTATGCTGCTGAGTTTGATTCTACAGATACTACAGCTAGTATCTCTACAATCAATGGACTCAAAGCAGGTAGAACTTTTGTTTACTTACATGAGACAGGTGTCAATGATGATGGTGCGGCTATGGCAAATCATATTGAATCGGGTGACATAGATATTGCCGATGGTGATCAGTTTATGTCTATTGCAAGATTTATACCAGACTTTAAAGGTCAAACAGGAACAGTGGATATGACAATGAAGACAAGACCATTTCCAACAGCTACACAAAAAACACATGGTCCTTTTGAATTAACAACAAGCACAAATAAACAAGACACACGAATACGTGGTAGACAAATATCTGTTCGAATATCAAGTGATGGTATTGACGACAAATGGCGATATGGTACACTTAGATTAGATATGAAACCAGATGGAATGAGAGGCGGGTAATGGCACTTAACAGTTTAGTTATACCACCGGGACTAACACCGGGACAAATAATGCAGGCAACTCCTCCCTCACCCGGAGCAAGTTTTTCACAAACACTTTTACCAACATTACCACCGGGTATAGAAGATGGAGGAGGTCCTCAATTATTTCCTAATCAAATACCCCCTATGAACACCAATATAGATCAATTACCCGATCAATATACTAAAGCAATGCCTTTACCAGACCTTTCACTGGGTGGTGGTATACATTCTATTATTAGTGGACCGGGTTTAATAAGCGACGGCAATTATACTAGACCAATGCCATTACCAGTTATTCCACCGGGTGGTGGTTCTATTATGCCAGTTAGACCATTACCTTCACCACCAGTAAATAATAGGCCCGGACCTATTTTTGGTTTACGTCCACGATTACCAGAAATGCCAGACTACTCTAGTCAGTTTGAAAAGTTCGGTGAACAATTAACAGGCTTTGGTGATCAAATGACCGGGTACCAAGATGCTCTTGGTAGTTTCAATGAGCAAGTTGGTGGTATGGGCAAACAGTTTGAAACGATAAGTAATAGATTAGATAATGTTGATAAAGGGTTAGGTAGTCTCGGTAATCAAATTGCTAGTCTTGAAAATATGCAACAGGCACAACCACAACAAGTTATGCAACCACAAAGACCTACATTTAATCCATTTGGCTTTGGTGGCTTTGGTGGCTTTGGTGGTTTAGGTTCATTATTTGGAAGGAGATACTAATGTCATTAATTACAGTACCACGTCTACCAGACGCAACAGAAGAATACGACAAACATCAAATGTCACAAATGGTTCAAACATTGGAACAAATGATATTTGTCTTAAATAACACATACGTACCAGAAACTCTTAAACAAGAGGATGAAAGGGTAAGTTGGTTTTTATCGTAAATGGCTAACGTCTATACAAACTATAAAGCAAAGCTCTCTACTAATGAGCTGACTACTGTGTATACAGTACCAGCAGAGACGACAGCAATTGTTAAATCTATTCGTGTGTCAAACGATGATGTTGAAAACGATTGTAATGTATCGCTATACCTTGTAGATTCAAACAGTGTTAGTTATAGTTTAGAGATGGATAGAACAATTCAAGCTAAACGATCACAAGAACTTCTTGCAACCGGTAACATGGCGCAAGATACATCTGATAGCGCAGTGTCAGCACCCGCTCCACTTGTTGCAAAAGAATCAGAGATAATAAAAGCTCAAGCACAAAATGGCAATGACTTGAGTATAATCATTAGTGTACTAGAAATGTCTAGTACGTAAAGGAGACAACTATGAAAGTAACAAGAAGAGGCGACGACAAACCAGTTGCAAAGATGATGGGTGGTGGCAT